CCTATAAAACCAGTGGACACACCTGATTTAGCTAATGATGCATCTATCTGTGCTCCAGAGATTGTAAACTCTCCAAGATAATCATTACCACTAATTGCTTTAACAACTGCACCATTAGAAAAGTGTGAAGTTAAACTACCAAACACACTGTTTGATGCACTAAACTCGTCACAAAAATCCATAGGCATAGCTACTTGAAACTCTTCTAAGAATAGCTTGGTTGTACCTGAGCCATCATTTCTTGAACCAACAACAAACAATCTTTCATGTATAGAACATATTGAATGCCACTTACCTGTTGTATCCCATAAGGACCAACCTTGTTTTTGTTCTCCACGTATAGAATAAAATACAGCTAACGTACCATCACTGTTCAGTAAAAATGCGTATGACTCACTTCTATTTAACGCACCCTTGATTGATGTTTGTTGTACTGGGTCAACTATTAAATGTGGTGCTAGTCCTGATACAGCTACAGATGTATACGATGCTTCTGAATCAGCAAATAAAAATTCTCTTAATGCACTTCCAGTTTTTTGTATAAATAATGTTGCACCATCAAATACTGTAGGCTTTACAAATGAACTACCATAGGGAGTCTGTCTGCGTATCTGTGCATTAGCAGGAGTAACTGGTTTGTCTGTTGGTGCTTGAACAAATAACTCTGCACCTGTAGTAAAGACCTGTAAGTCTCTGTTAGATACTAAATGTCTAATAGTAAATATCTCACCAACGTTTGCAGTAAGATCAAGTGCATCGTTATCTTCACCATCACCTACGTCAAAGTTATAATACTGCCCAGACTTAGAACCCCATATACCATCAGGTTGTGCTAGTGTACCACCAAACCATAATCTATTTTGATGAAAGGTAACTGCTGCAGGAAATCCACGTACTGCTGAGTAGCTTTGCTCTTGCCATTCTGTAGTTGCTGCACCTGTTGCTACCCTCGGAGCACCACCTCCATCAGCCGAAGCATTAGATGTAGAACTTGATCCTGCTGTAAACTCATAAGTATTCTCATCAATAACAGCCGTAATACTTCTAGTGCCATTAAGTTTATTAATAGCTAATCCACCTATTGTTCCTGCTCTATCTATAACAATAGATGCACCAACTGCTAAACCATGTAGTGCATGAGTCACTTGAACAGTCGAACTACCCTCAGAAACTTTCAATGCATCGTTGTCTAACTGCTGTCTTAGTGTTCCATAAATAGTTGCTGTAACTGTTGTGGCATTTGTAAACCCAGTAATCTTAACTTCAGCTTCACCTATCTTTAAGTAAACTCCAACATGATCTGATGTAAAGTAATCTGCTGATGATGTAAGAGTTACACCCGTACCACTAGTTGCACTAGATGATAACGTAACACCTAAGTCTTGAAATGAATAGTATGGTTGAAACACATGCTCACTATTTACTGACTCTTCAAAAGCATATGTTTCTACAGTAAAGGTAGTTAATCCTGTACGTATAAGCTTTCTTGGTGCAACAGTCTGATGAGCAATAAACATAATGTCACCCTGTTGAGCAAAGGTATACTCTTCAAGATATGGTGCAGATGTTGTATTAACTAACCAAGTCTGTGATGTAATAGCTTGTATAGAACTGATGTTGCCATTAGACGGATTGATTTGAAATACTTCTATCCGTGTATTACTAAATGCAATTATATATTGTTCATCGTCTGAAAATATAAATGGTTCTATTCTTACTGTCTGTCTTAGATTAGATGAATAAGCAGGAGCAGACGCAAAGTTATGCCAACGTTTAGTTCCCGGTCTTTTGGAAACTCCACCCTCACCACGTATAAAGAAGTTGCGAACTTTCTCTGCTGCATTCTTATAGACAGCCGTATCGGTTCTTGAAGTTAATGACGGACTTATCTCACCAAACTGAAAACTATTTTGAGGTACTCTTATCCTTGCCATTAACTCAACCTATTTGTTCTGAACCTCGTGGTTGTCAATCCTCTTGATGTTTGTTGCTGACTGTCAAGGTTTCTTGCTTTAGCCATTAACCTTTCTGCCTTTACTTCCATCATCTCCATAAGCCTATCATCTCTAGCTATTGATGTAGCAAATACAGATGCCAATGAATATTGAACAGCTAAGGAAAAGTAAGATGGGAAGTCTGTCTCAGATGCTCTATAAGTATAGTCGGCTATTAACGTGTCGTTTGTTGTAGAGTCTGAAAATATTTTGTCACCATATACTGTGTATATAATTTTGTTGTCGTTAATTGTAACTGCATGAAGCATAAGAAGATTGCTTGGAAGTTGATGTGCTATATCAAACCTACCAGTTGGGGTGTCTGTCAGTTGATTTAACACTGCTTGCTCTGTTGCAAACCTCCATCTTGCTACACACAAAGATGACCTAACGACATCTTCATACATGTTAGACGCAACCAATGCCTCAGTTGAACTGCTTTCAAAAGAAGTAATTGGCTCTGCACCGATGAGCACTAAGGCTCTCGATGCAATGTCCAACGCTGAATCAGATGCCGTTGATGCCATTTATTTTAGTCGCCGTCTGTTTCTGCTACAGCAGTTCCGTCTGAAACGTCAACTACTGTTCCAGTATTGGATAAAACAGTTACAAAATTTGTAGTCGGCACATTAGTGTCGTGAACTATTATAAGATCACGAACACCTAACATATTTGCTGAACTATTAAAGTAACCCGCTGTATTAACAGTTGCAATAGCATCTGTGGTTGTATATCTCCACAAGCTACCATTTGAATCTCCACCAATTCTGGTAAGACCACTTGCTGCATAAGCCATTAAACCCTCCTATTAATTGTTGTCAAGAAGTTCATAAATACCATTGTCATCTATGACACTAGCACCCATGGACATCATTGAAGTTGCAAGGTGAGAAACTTTCTCTGGTACGTAATTTAACTCAGTAGTTACATTAGCACCAATGCCTAAGCCTACAGCACTTGTATGATACGCTAAGTTCTTTCCTGCTGTAATAGCAGAAGTAGACATGATGTTAAAACCTAGAAAGTTCTTCATGGTCATTCCACCTGCGTATGGTAAGTTCTGATCACCTACGTAATCTGATGATGCAAACTCTTCAATTAAGAAAAGATCAGCAAAACCTTTAGGATGCATAGCAATATAACGCTGTCCATCTTCTGGAATGTTTGCTGTACCAAATGTTTCAAATGCAGATAACAAGTCTGCTTTTTGAACAGCACTACTTGTATCATGTAATTGAGTTGAGTTAGCACCTGCATCCATCGCAGTGACAAGAATCTCGTCTGTCTTACGACCTAATGCAGCAGCAGCAGAAGTTGCAATAGCTTGACGCTCATCAATGTTTGTCTTGAGTTCGTCTAACTTGTCAATGTATTCTGCAGCATAGTAGTCTGCTAACGTTGCTTCTACTGTAGTATGTGCTAGTTCCATTGGAGTTACCATACCATTTCTTGATTTAGTTGAAGCTGTTCCAGTACCGATTTTTTGAAAGCGTACAACGCTTCCTGCAACATTGCTTACATTACGAACAGTGTTCATTAACTTAGAACCCATTCTTTGATAAGCTAAATGTACCTCGGACTCGAACTGCTTAATAAAGGCTGTGTCTATTGTATTAGCCATTATGTAGTCCTTTCCCTGCATATAGCAGATTGTTGTTTAAGTTGCTCTCGGTTATCTGCTCTTTGCTTCAACTGGTTATCCGTTAGGGCCATCAGCTTATTACAGGCCGTGTATCATCAATGGATGGCATATAATAATTATTCTGACAACGCACAAATCTAACTACCTTAAAACCATTTTGCATTATTATATCAGGAAGTATGTCAAACCCAAGGTAGCCAAGCCATGAAAGAGTCTTGTAATGTTCTACAGGACATACATTTTCTAATATATAATATTGACTTTGGAAGTACTCAACTATAGATGGAGAAAATTTCATAAATGTTTTTGGATATTTTTCTACTTCATAACTACAAAGCATCCATATCCTGCCAACAAGATCATGTTGTTTAACTACACCAAACATCATAACAGGTTCGTCGTTTAACAAAGCAGTATAAGTTTCAGCCGTATCCTCTTGAAATGGTTGCATTAATGCACGCCAAGGATTCACGCCTGCAATTACACACTCTCTTACATCTGTCGATCTTAAATTACTTTGTAGTCTTTCAGCATGACTTGGTCTTGACTTTACAATAAAGGCATCGCCATACTTACCTACCCCCGTGAAGTCTCTGCCAGTCACTGTTTACCTCCCTAACAAATGCTTCATCACGTCTACCCTGTTGCCAGTATCTTGGGTCTTTCATCTTAGCTTCAACATCAGCTTGACTTACTTGACCTGCAGGCACACCAGTAGGAGATACAGTGCTTCCTTTTGTTTGTTCAATAACATGTTCCAATGCTTTAATACCTGCAGCACTTGAACCTAATGTAGCTACTGCTTCTTGCATAGCAGGATCAGGAAAGAACTTGTTCATCCATAACTGAACGGCTTCTACTCTAGCTGTTGCGTTATCTCCTAATTCTTTTGATACAGATTCAAGATCAACCTGTTGACCTCCTACTGCATTAGCATACTTTTCAATACCCTCTGCAAATTCATCTTGGCTTAATCCATTTTCCCATGAATAGTTAGACCACCAGTTAAGTAACTCATTGTCTACAGCCTCAGCTTCATCTATAGATTCTGGTAATACATACTCACCTACTGACGCAGGTCGTTCTGCAAAAGCTTCTGTTTCCATTTCTTCCATAAGCTTA